GCAAATATACGAATAAATTCTTTAAAAGAAGATATGCATCGTTTAACACCTCATCTGTACAGATCTGTACAGTTCACTGAAGGTACTGCTACTGCTGGTGCTGTAACATGGTGACAATTTGGAGGAAATGAAGATTGGACAGTTCTAGGCTTTCTTGGTGGCGGTCTTGGTAGTGGTCTTCTTGCAAATGGTCTAAATACAATAACTACTCGTGTAGGAAATGTATTTGCAAAAAAACTTTTTAAATACGGAGATGTTATAGCAGATCTGGACGATGCAACAAAAGAGTATCTACTAAAAAGAGGTAAACTACCCCCTGATGTACATCCAGATCCCGATGTAAGAGAAGCCATAGAAGATTACGTATTATTTATAAGAAGCCTTCCACAACCTGAACGAGAAAGAGCTATAGCACAAATAACCTATTTTACAGATTTACGAAATAAACTAGCAGAAAGAGGAATGGACCCGAAATTACTTCAAACTACTTTAGCACGAGCGATGGGCCTGATTCCTATTATGATCCTTCAAGAAAATTTAGCTTCTATAGGAATAAACGCTTCAAAAGGCATAAAAGGAATTAGTGACGGCGTTACTGAAATGTTGCAAATAGAAACGCTGGCAAGAAAACAGCTTGAAATGTTCACCAGAGAACTTCAAAAACTTGGAAAAGAAGCAGATCGATTTGGCTATGTAGACGATGTAAAATTTAATGGCCTTAGAGAAAATCTACAGAGACTTAATAGTAACATGGAAGCAGAGTTTACGGCAGATGAAAGTCAAGTAAAGGAGTGGCTAGGTAAAGTAGTTGCAATGACAAAAACTAAAATTTATACAACTTCTCCAGATCGTATTGAAGCTGCAAGAGGACTTATAAAACAGGTAATAGAATACGACTTATTTCAAAGAATGCCAAAAGATAAATCTGTAGATTTTGCGTGGGCTGTAGGAACAAACCTTGAAAAGCATATAACTAGAGTTTTAAATCAACTAGATGAAACTTATAAAGTCGGTGATGATTTTTGGGACCAACTAGGTAAATTATACAATCCCAATATAGAACAAGGTGCCGTTGATGAAACACATAAATTAATATATGCATTGATAAGTAAAGAAATGGTTAAAAGAACTGTTGGAAGTGCAAAAATTACTTATCTTGCAGGTATGTTAGATGAATCTGGAGAAAGACTTAAAGTTGATGTTACTGGTTGGATGAAAGGCCTGTACAAAGAAGACAGCACAGCAACAACTAAGTACGATGTTATACTTCAACAAGCCAAAGAAAATAAACTTTTAATGTCTCTTTCAGGAATACGATTATCTAGTGAATCGACACTAAAAGCTCTTACAGATGTAGGAGGAAGAGAATCTGTAGAGTTTCTTATAGATACTGCTCGTAATCCTCATGCAGCAGCCTTTAAAAACCATCTTTTAGAACAATTTAAAAGTACCAAGTTTGAAATTGGTGGAGAACCTGTAGAAATTGTAAATTATGGTACAGTAAAAAAATTCTTTGAAGGATTGCATGGTACAGGACATCTTAATGAAGGTCGTGGTTTAAGCCATTTTGATATTTTTAGAATTGCGGAAGAGTATGTAGAATTTGCAAATGTACAACGAGCAGCAAAAGGGATTCTTCCTTTTATACTTCCTACTATTAAATTAGACATTGAAGATATACAAAGATTGACTTCAGGATTTTCAGCGGCAGCTAGAGAAACTGCAGATGCACCTAAACGAAGAAAGCTGCTACAATTAAGTAAAAGTATATTTGACACTCTTGATCAAATTTCGATAGTAAAACAAGACGGTACTGTAGTAGGCTCTGCAAGAGATTCTGCCTTCTTATCATCGTTGCCTGAAGGTGAAAAAACATTAAAAGATTTGTTACGGGACTATAAAGATTATCATCTCAATGAAATTGTAAGAAGATTTGAAAACGGGGAAGTAAATCCTCTTGGAGCTAAAATCCATAATACAGGCCCTATTTCTGCAAGAGATAAAAAAGTAATAGATGCAAAAACTGGAAAATTAAGACAACACAGAGATTTCGTAGAAGATCCTGTTGAATGGATTAATCTTCGTGAAATTTTTGAAGCTGGTAGCAAAGGGGTAGACGCAGGAAGAAATCTGGTAAAACAACTGGAAATGACTTTCGGTGACTTCGTTCCTTCGCCAGTTGCAGGAGGAGAAGGTCGTTATGTACTGCAAGGAGACGCAAAAGAACAAGTAAGAGTTATGCTCAATTCCCTTTTAAAAAGAGAAATGGGCAACCTTAAACATGTACAACAATCTCATGCAATCCTGACAAAATTTAAAAAGCCCCGAAAAGGTCTTGAAGACGTTAAGCTAAAAGAAGGGGTACGAGAGCTTGAAGCAGGTAAAGAAATACTGCGGAAATCATTAATAAGTGCAAATGATCTTATCAATGATCCTGGTTTAAAACAACTAGAAGTCGCAGGTCTTTTAGATCTCGATGATGTTGTTACTCATAATTTATCTTTGAAAAGGCATCTTGGATCGAGGGCAATAGAAAGAGAAGTTTTAGACGACATTGAAACAGAAGTTATCTTAAAGACTGAAAGTCTTGAAAGAATGACTAAAACACGAATAAAAAATCTACAAAGAATTATGAAAAATGAAGGTATACCTGAAGCAGAAAAAATGGAGCCAGAACAAGCTTATGAATTTTTTGTATCGTCTAAATTTGGAGGAACAAAATACAATAAAGTACTCGAAGGCCTTATGAAATTAAAATCAGAAGGTGGTGGTGGATACGACGAAAAGACTGCACGAGCTATACTAAGCGATTTTGTAATGGAAGGTCTGTCAAATAGGTCTTATGTTACTAAAGTAGTAGAGGGAAGTTTACCAGGAACTGGTTTTCAAGCTATTGACCCTGATAAGTTTTATACTGAAGTAATAATAAATGAAAAGAATCTAAGACGTGTAGTAGGAGATGACATTTACAGAAATGCATTTGAAATGGCTCAAATGTTAAAGTATGTAAATAGAACTTCAGAGGAAATGATATCCAAAATACGTGTTAAATTCAGAATACCTGGAGGACTGTCGGTAGAATCCTGGATTTCTCGTATCTACAGTATGAACCGTGGAATTATCAGTCCAAAGTACGTAGCTACAGAAGCCGCACTGCTTGCATTGAGAATGAGAGGTGCAAATGCTATGGCAAAAATTCTCAGTGATCCAGAAGCAGGGGAAGCAGTAAGGCTACTTTTAGAAAGAGGTGGTAATGTTTCCGATAAAGTTCACATGAAAGTTCAGGCTGTTATTTTTGCTGCTCTTGGATCAGAAATGCATCGTAGAAGAGAAGAAAATATAGAAGAGCAAATAAGAAAAATAAGAGCAAATCCAGCACGGTTCATTAAATCAAATCTTCCTGCAGAACAAGAAGAAGTAGTACCAACAATATAGGAAATATCAATGTTAGGAATAGCAGAATCAGTAATCGGAGTAGCGGGAAAAGTTCTCGATAAGTTCATCGAAGATAAAGACCTCAAAACTAAGCTATCTCACGAACTAAAGTCACAAATCGTATCTCTGGATCTGGCACAGGCACAGACTAACCTTGAACAGGCTAAGCATCCCAGCATCTTTGTCGCTGGAGCTAGACCAGCTATCATGTGGATCTGTGCATTCGGGTTAGGATGGCAGTTTGTATTTCAACCTGTAGCAGTATGGGCTATTGCTGTTGGTAGTATAGATATAGTTCTTCCAATTATACAGACAGAAGGGTTAATGTCGTTAACTCTGGCACTACTAGGTTTGGGTGGAATGCGTAGTTTTGAGAAATCTAAAGGCATCCAACGCAACAACATGAAGAAATGATCAAGCGGATCTACAAATGGCTGCTAGGCAAGCCTGTGCCTCAATATCTGTCAGGAAAAGGAAAAAAGGCTTCCGTATTTCACTCCCAGTGAGCAACTAAAGGTCTAGATACCCTAGACTACCACAAAAGGGCGAAACCTTCTCTACGCAGCTTAAAATGGCGTACAGGGAAGATCGCCTTTTTTTGTTACCTAAGTATCTTAGAAATGTCCTTGGTGTGCATTTCCAGCATATTTTGAAGGTATTTTACGAGAGATACAAATTTTTTAGTGTTTTCGTACTCGTCGTTCCATTCGTCGAATGCTTTTTCTAAGCTATCTGGATCGGGAGGGCTAGTATAATCTAGTACTACATTTCCATCTGTATTAATCGACACTTTAAATTCAAGTAAATTAGCTAATTCTTTGTCACTCATCCAAAGTGTAATCTTCCAATTGATCTATTGTTATGGAGTAGCAATTAAACTTAAAGATAAAGTTAGTAGTTGCACTTCCTTTTTCCCTGTACGTAGCTTGTTTCAAAAATTGTTGCTTTCCTATCTTTCCAAGATACCAGGCTGTAGTTAGATCGCTGTGTACTCGTACAAATGCGTAGTAGTCGCACTTTTGTTTTATACTGTGTTCATTTACATTACAATGAAATTGTGATCTTGGTATTGAAGACACTCTTTGTGTTTTTACATCAACTTTTAAACCCAGCGGGGTAATGAGATCATAGTCGTACGTGTTCTTATGTTCTGCATGTAGAGCTTTCGCTGCAATAAGTTCTCCTAGAAAACCCCACGTATTCCCTTGCCCCTGTAAAAGAGATCCCTTCAGAGTTCCCATGTCCTTTGACATGAGTACTGCTTCCTTGATCATATCTTTTGTTACTTCGTATTCTTTCATGTTCCTATGTCCACAACCTCACATACTTCTGCTGTACAGGAAAGTTCCTGACTGCCAGTAGTTGTATCTTCTTTTTCGTACTCTTGCAACCTGTCCCAATTAATTTCTGAAGGCATCTTTTCCAGAAGCTCGCTGTACTTCTCTTCTGTACATTCCTGGTAAGGGGCTTGCTTGTAGGTATGTTCAGAGTACGGAAGAAAAGACACACCAGAAAGATGATCGAAGTTTTCGTATACCCATGCACCTACATCGAGCCACTCATGTTCTTTGACCGATACAGTGATAGATGGCTTATGTTCACACCAATGTTCAGCGTAAGCTTTCCAGATGGTAAGGTGTTGAATAGCGTCTAAGCTATCTCTGGTAACAGAACCTTCCTGTGGTGAGCGGCAAGGAAAAGAAAATACCGTTACTGAATTTTCACTGGATACTGCAGGTTCATTAGGTACTCCCATGTCCTTCATAAACTTTGTAAGGGGGTCTTTATTGTCTCCTCGTACCGTACGAATGTAAAACTCTGAATGTCTAGGGTGTATGCCAGATGCAGAATCTACCAGTTGAGATACCGTACCAGAAGGCTTAACACAAGTTATCGCTGTAGAAACAGGAATGTCTAACTTCTTTGCCAGCTTTTCATTTGTACGGATGGCTTCCTGTTTTAAGCCACTGAGCGTTTTTTCAAGGTCAGAGCGACAGTGATTTAGGTTCGCGTTGTCCATGATACCAGTAAGTGAAACGCCTAGCAGACGTTCCTCTTCAGTGTTGTCTCTCCATATTTTACGGATGTACTTCAGATCAGTGAGAGTAGCCTGATAAGTTCCTAACTCCGTAGCTAAATTTACCTTAGCCTTTAAGTCTTCTACACTGTCTGTACTCTTTACTACTACCTCTGTAAGATTACAGAACTGGTACGGCCTTAGTATTATTTCACTACAAGGGTTCGTTCCCCACTCGTGATCTGGATCTCTACGTCCACTGCGTTCAACGGTTCTTCTTGCAGAGTCTCTATTGAATATACCCCGCTCTCCCGATTTACTTTCGTACAGAGAGAACCACTCTTTCATAAAGGTATTCATGTCGGGGCGTTCATAGTAAACTGCAGAGTTATTAGCTAAACCTCTGTGTGGAAAGTCACGTATCCATTCTCCCGACTTAGCCACACGCATCCTGTTAGAGTTCAGATCGCTTAGAGATATCAATGCAGATCTACGTACACCTCCTACTACAACTACACTAGCTATCTTACATACCAAATCATGGCACTCTAACATGTTAAGCTTTCTTCCTGCAGCTTCTTTAAAAAGAGAAATAGTAAAGGTAAATAGTTCGTCGAGAGGGGCAGGACCAGAGGATCGTCCACCAAAAGTTTTTAGTCTTGCACCAGCAGGGCGCAATCTGGATAGATCCCATTTTGGTAGTTGACCTGCATATAGAAATGCTATCAACTCTCGTAACCCTCTGGCCCAACCTGCCTTAGAGTCCTGCACAATAATAGTAGTTTCTGTTTCTTCAAGTAATTCATTTACAACTGAAAGTTTTTCTACGTGACTTCGTTCACACGAGAAGCCTACCCCTGTACCACACATAAGAACGTAAAGTATCTCATCGAAAGCTCTGGGAGAATCTACAGGAATATAAGAACAGTTGTACCCTGATATATTATCTTTTTCTAGGGCTGGTCCTGCAGTCATTAAAGCTCTCATGGACGGCATGATCTGTAAAGTCAGAATAGCGTTCTCTAGTAGCTTACGATCAGGCATCTTGTAGTTGAACTTATCTAACAGATGGCCCTCTAAAAAGTTAAGGTATCTGGTTACTGTTTCATTCCAGGTTTCCCTTCTGGGAACTTCTAAGTCTCCTAGCCAACGTGCGTATCTAGACAGATGGATAAATTTTTGATAGTCCGTAGGTAAATTACTCATCTACCATTTCCTCGATCAACCTGTTCAGATACCACTGTGCCTTGAGCAGATCTTTAATTGGCATTTCCTTGTGCATGTGTCTGGATATATACTTTATAACGTTTCCCTTGAGATGTCCTCTGAACTCCTCTTCTGACATGCAGTCTTTAATTAAGTCAATAGTTTCACGGTCCCCCTTATTATAATGAGAAGGATTGTTAACTTGCTCCATGTTAACTTTTGTCATTATTTACGCAGTCTCCAAAAAATATACCTGTCTCCATCCCAACTTCTAACAGTGATAGACTCTGCTTTTGGGTTTGCAATTTTTGCACCTACGAACTGCCACCTTGCACCTTCGTTCATTTGTTCACTTGAAACTTGAAAAAATTCTCTATTGTCACTAACAAACATAAGAGAAGATAAAATAGAAAAAATCATAAACATACTAGTTCTCCTTACTTCCTTCTGGAAAGTTTACTTTGATTATATTGTCTACGGACTCATACTTAGGTTTTTGTTCTTCAGATTCTCCTAAACCATCCAGTAGTTCTTGTACAATACTTTCATGGCCTAGCTTCATAACGTCCTCGTATGAAGTTTCCAGTACAGTAAGTAAACCATGAAGAAGAATATGTC